TACCCTGCTAACTTTGTTTTACACCTGACAGTTTGGGCAAACCCACAACGCGGCATATTTTGAAGTGTGCAGATTTACGTGCTCGCTCCAGAATCCACATTGATTGCAGCGATAAAGTTTGTCGTCAATTGTCAGCAATTGTGCTGTAGATAAATCCTGAAGGTTGTTGTAGCCAAATTGTTTGATTACAGCATCCAGTGCTTTGTTGGTGCCACGCAGTGTGTTGATAATGTCTGCTACAGAATTTGAGATTGAATCTGCTGCAAAGTCTTTGCAAGGATTTGCACCACAAAGATAGTGTTGATCGGCCAGCATCGCTTCCATTGTTGGCGCATTACCCGGAGCGGGTATGTAGTCACAACAACAGTCACCACCACAACCTGAGCACTCACAGTGTTCATGCTCGTCAGTACCCTTAGCATTACTTATTAATGCCAGAACTTCTTTAGGCACTAGATAGAATCTGCGCAGAAGCCAGATGATCAGCAGACCGTTTCCAATAAAAATAACTAGTACCCAAAATAACACATCACTTGTTTTCATTTTAAAACTCCCTTGATTGTTTACTTCAGATCAGAAAGAGCCTTGCTAAAGGATTCTTTAACAGGCCATCCTTTCTGATGATAGTGCATTGTAACTGATGCCAGTAGTAAGCAGTACAGCGCCACACCGAAGATAAGAACTATAGAAGCTCCTATCAGGAATAAAACCAGTTGATCAGTTTGATGGTTCATAGCAACCCTCACTTGATTACTTCTGCAAGATTGGAAATCGAAACACAGTACAAATCTTTTCCACAACGAATGGTACACATCCCCTTCAAGCAGTCTGTGTAAATTTTAGTAACAGACCATTCTTTGTTCAAGTACAAAACTTTCTGACGCAACTTTGTGGTGATCATACTGTGTTCCCTTTGATAGTGATTCAGACTTGCTTACCAACCCATGCTTTTTGTTTCGTAAAACAAACCGGCTGTTGTGCTCAGTGAAGCATGACCACCACAATCTTTTACAAGCAGCACTTCGCGGCGCAGAGTAATGCCAAGACGATCAGCAGGCCGACCACCGTGAGTGACGATCAGCATTTTGTTAATTGGCATTTCATGCAGACTGTTCAGCGTACCAGCTTCATCAAACAAGCGCAGCGTAACTACCTTGCTGTCATCACCCACATTCTGCAACACAGTCTCCAGTTTCAACTTGCCACTGAACTTGTGTGCCTTTTTGCCATTCATATTGTTCATGTCTTTCTCCTGATTGTTATGTGAAAGATTTCACACTTGAAATTTTATATATAAAGGTCTATTATGTCAACTAGTAATTTTTCAACACTGATTAACTGGAGTAGCAAACATGAAACTGGATACAAGCAAACTCACTGTAAAAAATGTAGTGCAGATTTTTGATGTCACGCCGATGACTATCTACAATTGGAAAGAGGGCTTCGATAAAAAGAAAACCAGTAAGCTTCCTTGCTACACAGTTCCACACGGTTTTAAACATCGTGTGTATTTCAAGTGGAATTTAATCAAGCAGTGGGCAAAACAGAATGAAGTAGAAATTGTGGTGACACCAGAGATACTGCAAAAACTACTGACTGGAAAAGAAGATGCAAAGATGAATAAGGTGATCAAGCAGGCAGAAGACAACATTTGAATGCAGTTACTAAGCGTCACTGCATAGGCACAGGCTCACGGAATGTGCTTCAGTATAGAAGGATGTCAAACAGTGTTTAGGAATCGTAGTAGAGCCTCACAGAGAAAGTTGAATGCAGAATGAAAACTACCAAATACAAATTAACAGCAACACAGAACCAGAAACAATAACCCAACCACCCCTTCCTCCCTTTAGGGGGAAGTGGGGTGGGGATTATTTCATGGAGTTAAAAATGACTAATAAAAAATCAATCGTACAGAATCGACCTACGTACACATTACCGCTGAAAGTTACCTCACTGCAATCTGGTGTGTTGAAAGAAGGTATGAAAATAGAAGGTCTGGAAAGACCACTAGGAAAATGCTGTACAGGAAAAAAACCAAGCACTGATAACAAGTTACCGTCTACGTTAGAAACACTAAAATTTGCTGTGCTGACAATCTGTGAAGACGATCAACAGAAGCTACTAGATTTTCTGTTACTGCAAAAAATGAACAGAAAACAAACCAGTGCCCAGGATCGTAAATTAGCACTGCTGATGGATTCACTTTCTACTGAACTTGGAAAACTACTGGGGAATTCTAGTAGAGTGTTTCCACTACCACAGCTTCCTGATGTCAGGAAAATGTTCAAGCAGGTAGAAGCACTGATGCTCGACTTGAAAATGTCTGAGTGCAATACGCAGGACACGAAAGCATTTTACAACGTGATAGCACGTGTACTAGTACAGCATGCAAATGCAGTTTCGATCAGTGCAAAAATTCCAGTAACAATGAAACTAGTGTTGCAAACAAACACAACACTGCATGCACTGCTCGACAACAATTACCCAGGATATTTGGCAGCGGGTTTGATGCGAAGTGTCTTGAATGCTTCACGCAACGGTATAGTTAATGACGGAGAAGAAGATGACTGACGCTGAATCAAAAACTTTCACGCAGCAAGTACATGACTATGATCAGCGCATGCAGATGATCCGTGAAGTTTTCAAACCAATAACAATGAATTGCAAGTGTGTGATTAACGCCACAGGATTTGCTGATGAACCTGTAGTGCTGATTACTGTGTTGGACTTGACAGTAGACAGTTATGTTACACATGCGGTGAAGAAGCAATTATTGCAGGGATGGGAAGTTTTATTCTGTGAAGTAGCTGATAAATTACCAGCACATTTACATTCACCTGAAACACAAAAAACGCTCACAGAAATTCTGAAGAGGTCAGTATGAAAATTCAAGATGCAGTTACTGAATACTGGGCACTGAATTATGTATCACCAGCACCAAGCGCACACTGCACCCTGTGCGGAAACTGGGGCACAATTGATACAACAGGTACTAGTACACCGGCTGGCGTGTTAGTAGGTAGAAAGAATTTCTGCATTTGTCCGAACGGTCAGGCCATGAGAAAAGGTTCTGAAAGATACAATGCAAAAAAATAACAAAGTACTTCTGTGCGTGGATGTCAGCAACAACGCATACAAGGCCAGCGCGGCCCACGCAATGCTGACTAACGGTGAAGTCTTTACTGGTGGACTGTTCGGCTTCCTGGGCGCACTTGCAAAGGCTATTGAACAGACTGGCGCAACATCTATTTGTCTTTGCGAGGATCGTAAACCGTACAGACGATCACAAGCCTACCCTGAATACAAGCAATTGCGTGAAGACACCAAAGACCAGAAACTGGTTGCCAACGCAAAGACAACTGTAGAGCAGATACGCAATCTGTGTGTAGTCACTGGATGGCCTGTGTGGCACGTGAATGACTTCGAGTGTGATGACATCATAGCGCATGCAGTAATTCACTACAGGCACCGCTATGACAAGGTAGTAGCTATGTGCAATGACAGTGATATGTACCAGCTATTCCAGTACAAGCACTTTGAAATGTACAGGGGCAAGAAGGGCATCTACACACGTGATGACTTCAACTTCGAGTGGAAGGGCTTGCTGCCGGAAGAACTGCCACTGGCACTGGCCATAACAGGCACACACAACGACATAGCAGGCATACTGGGTGTTGGTCCGGCAGGTGCAAGGCACGCGATACAGAATTCAGACCATATGGCTAACCTGCGCAAGCTGCACGCTGCTGTTATTGATCGTAACCTGCCGCTGATCAAACTACCTCATCACGAATTCCCAAAGCATGAACAGATACCAGAGTACACGTGTGCTTACGATGAGCGGCAATTGATTCGCTTTTTGTCACAATATAAAATTCAGCTTGATAGATGGATTAGTGAAGCATTTGAAAGGGTAGGAAAGAATGCTTGATTACAACGAAAAACAAATTGTGCTGAAGATTGCCAAGGGTGAAAAGGTTGATCGTGCAATCGTTGAAAGAATATACAGAGAACATGCACAGGATTTCAAGACAGGCAGACAAGTAGTAGAAATGGAATTTCTGTATGAGTGTCTGAACGTGTGCCCTGATTTGGCACTGAGGGCAAAATACCGCAAGCAAATAATTCAAGGAGCAAATTGAAATGGCAACAGATGATCGACTGAGCGGCGCGCTCGCAGAAAATATACTGGTGCTGTTGTGTTTTTCAGATGAAGCGAAAATGATTCGGAGTTGCATCACCCCAAACTTGTGGGAATCGGCGGTTTATCGTGATGTGTGTGCGCACGCCTGTGACTTCCTGGACCAGTTCGGGGAACCTATCAGAGAACACTTGCCGGATGCACTGGAAAACATACTGAGTGGTTCTGACAAACGCAAGGCACAGAGTTATCAGCGCGTAGTTGACAATTTATTCCTGTCAAAAGATGCGATCAACACCACATACGTTATTAGCAAAGTCCACGAGTTTGTACGGCAACAAAATCTCAAGGGGGCAGTAGTCCGAGCAGTAGAAGCAATTGAAGCGGGCAACCTGAGTGAAGCAGAAGTGGAATTGCAGAAAGGGTTGAAGTCACAGTCAACTGTGTTTGAGTTGGGTTTGAATATGGCTGATGCATCTACTGCTATGGCATTCATGGACACACAGGATGATGGCATACTGACAGGCATTGCTGAATTGGATAAGCGTGGTATTACGCCACATCCAGGTGAACTGTACCTGATCATAGCGCCAATGAAGGTTGGTAAAACGTGGGGTTTGATACACTTTGGCAAGCACGCAATACTTCAACGCAAGACAGTAGCACACGTAACATTGGAAATGTCTGAAATGCGGTGCAGTCAGAGATATATTCAATCCCTGTTTTCTGTAACCAAGCGTGAAGCACTGATCAAAGTACCGATGTTCAAGCAAGACAAGCTGGGAAGACTGACTGACATCGACTACGAAGAAATTTCACGGCCAACATTTGCTGATGCAAATATCCGCAAGACACTTACAGCAAAGCTTAAGAAAGAACTGAGTAAACGGGCACCACTGATCATCAAGCAGTTTCCAACAGCTTCACTCACTATCAACGAATTGGATGCGTGGCTAGATGGACTTGAGCGATTCCACAAAGTAGTGCCAGATGTGCTGATCATCGACTACCCGGACCTGATGAAAACTGATTCTAAGAATCTACGGGTAGACTTGGGAATAATTTTTAAGGAACTACGCGGTCTAGCAATTCGTAGAAACATAGCTGTAGTAGCTGCTACACAGGGCAACAGGGCGTCTATGAGTGCGAAGGTGGTTAACTCTGATATGGTAGCTGAAGACGTTAGTAAAATCGCTACTGCTGACAACGTGATAACGATAAGCCGCACTGAGCAGGAAAAGAAATTAGGGCTGGCACGCTTGTATGTATCAAATGCACGAAATGAAGAAGACAAGTTCATGGTACTGATCAGTCAGTGCTACGCTGCTGGGCAGTTTGCGCTAGATAGCGTAGCAATGCTATCAGATACTCAAGAATTAGTAGACCAGAAATCAAAATGATAAGTAGGCAAGCAGTAAGTGAGTTTCTTCGACGCAGAATGCAATCGTATCTATGAAACGCTACTTCATATATGCACACTGTCGCCCATGTGGTGAACCTTTTTATATTGGATTTTCATGCAGTTTAAAGAGAATTTTTTTACTTAGTAGAAATAAGTACTACAACAATGTTGTAGAAAAATATGGAAAGGAAAACATTTTAATTTACAGATTGGTACGTTCTTCAAAACAAAAAGCAATTGATAGTGAAATTTGGATGATTGCTTATGGAAGGTTACAAGGTTGGAGACTAACAAACATGACTAATGGTGGTGAAGGTATAACAGACACACCTAGGACAGAAGAAACAAAAAATAAAATAAGTAAAACTTTGATGGGCCATAAGGGCGCGTCAAAAGGAGAAAAAAGGCCTAAAGAAGTTGGTGATAAAATAAGTAAAGCTTTGATGGGCCATGTTGGTTATATGCTAGGTAAACATCAAACTGATGAAGCAAAAAAGAAAATAAGTGAAAAAAATAAAGGAAAATTAGCTGGTAAAAATCATCCAAATTATGGGAAGAAACGATCAGAAGAAACTAGAAACAAAATCAGGATGAAAGCTCTAGGAAGACCTTCCCCACTTAAGGGTAGGAAAGGAAGACTAGTTACTGAACAAACAAAACTAAAATTAAGTAAGATTGGGCTAGGAAGACCTTGGTCTGCCCGCAGACGCGACACTTATAATAAAAAATACGGCCATGATAAGTAGACAGGCTATTTCAAAGTTTTTAATGCAACCACGAAATTCATATTTGTGGATGAAAAAACTCAAGCTGGAAGACTACAAGGAAGAGTACAAGCATCTGCGCGTGAAGCCATATTTCAAGAAAGAATTGTGGTTGCATCAGCACACAATGTTTCACATAGCAAATTGTGTTCCATACTTCTGCTTTTTCTTCGATATGGGCACTGGAAAAACAGCAGGTCTGCTGAGCATAATCACACAGCGCCAAAGAGAAAAGAAACTGAAGCGTGCCCTTGTGACCGTGAACGGCCAGCTAACAGTCGGTAGCTGGTCTACTGCAATTGAAACCTATTCAGACCTACACCCGATACTGGTTACTGACACAGACATCGAAGCCAAGTGGGAAAAGCTGATAGCACCTAAGGGTGACATCTGTGTGATCGACTACCCAGGCCTGCACCTGGCCCTGTCCAAGAAAGTAAAAGGCAAGAAGAAAAATTCACTGATAATGGACACAGCAAAAGTTGAACAGCTTCAGAAGATTTACAACTTTTACAATGGGGATGAATCACACAAGGTTAAAAACAAAGACACACTACGTTTCACACTGCTAGACAAACTCACAGAGCACATGGACTACCGTTATCTTATGACGGGAACTCCGATGGGCCGCAACGCCGAAGATGTATGGGGTCAATTTTTTATCTGTGATCGTGGTGAAACCTTTGGGGATTCATTGGAAGGATTATTCAGACACAGCTTTTTCACAGACAAACCACACGCATGGAAAGGTGTGGAATATGTGTTCGACATGAAGAAAGAAAAACTGTTTTATGACTTCATGCAGAACAGGTCAATACGTTATACTGAAGACGAATGTGGCGATATTCCAAAGTGTCAAGAAATTCCGCTGTACGTTGAATTTTCTACTGAACAGCGTGAACACTATCTCCGTGCTGTAGAGGGCTTGATCAATGCTGGTGGAAAGTTTGCAGACATCGATAACAGTTACCACAAAATGCGTCAGATAGTAGCAGGCTATCTGCACTGGGTAGACGAACACGGCGAACACACAATTCGCCTAGATGACAATC